CACCGGCGCTATAGTGCGTCGTAGCAGCGAAGAGAGTCCCACGCAAGTGGTGACTCGATCTATCTGTAATGGATAGACCTGCTCTCTCTGTATGGCCTTATGCAGTGCATTCAGACCATACTTAATTTCAACTAATCAATTGGAAGACCAATTATGGGAACATATTATACAAATACCAGGAAACTGAAGTTTCCCTGGTGGGTCGGACGTTATACGTACGGCCCGGGTCCAGGTCAGTTTTTAACTGGCGATGTATATTATGGGCAAGCTGGTTCACCGGTGTCAAAACCGTTGGAACAGCTTCTACAGACCACCACTTCTTATCGAAGTGGTGGCTCGGTTGATAGCGCCTCTTTAACGAACGATCAAATTCTGCAATCTGCAGAACTTGCCGGTCGTAAGGAGCTATTTCCGTATGATACAGGACATGAATTCCAGACCGAGAATTATAAGGTTCTCTGTGATAACAGAGTCCGTACGATTCAAGGTATTGGATATAATGTTTGGGAAGGAAATGTTGCCATTGGCGCATTTGCGACCTATGGGTTCAATCCTCTCGCTCCTGGTGACTTAAATGTCATTGGAGCTCAGGCGATTAACCTGACTGCACCTACGAAACCGAGTACCTCCACCGCTGAGTTTTTAGCTCAGTTGAAGTCCGGGCAGGAACTGCCTGAACTGTCTGCCGGTGCGCGTCCGTTTTTGAACGCGAACTGGTTTACCAACGCAACCTCCCTGCAAGAAGCAGTTAGGAACTTTCTCTCCTTTGGAGGAAAGTCCTACCTTAATCTTGAATTTGGGTGGGTTCCGTTTGTCAACGACATACAATCGATTGCTGCTGCGGTTAAAAAATCGCAGAAGATAGTCGAACAGTATGCGCGGGATTCTGGCCGTCCGGTCAGAAGGAAGTATCGCTTCCCTGATATCATTGACACAACTGTCAATTGTGAGGAAACACCCCTGGTTCTTTTACAGAATTCAGGAGTGCAAACCCTCAACTACCTACGGTCCGGCGGCGATTTGTCGTCGGTGTGGGGTGATATCGTGGGCCAATATTCCAGTGTCACGTCCGTAAGGACGCAGCGCTGGTTTTCCGGAGAATACATGTACCATCTTGCCGATCGGGATAACCTCCTCGGCAAGTTTCGGTATTATGCATCGTTAGCTGAAAAGCTAACTGGCTATGGAATTACTCCCATAGCTCTCTGGGATTTGGCTCCTTGGTCTTGGTTGGCGGACTGGTTCGCGGACTTCAGCACCGTTATTTCTAACGGTAGCTTGTTCTCGGACCCGAATACCAACCTCGTCCTGCGTTATGGGTATATGATGGAGCAAATTGACTCCGTCGTTACCGATGTCTGTACGGGAACCGTGTTGAACGGTTACCATATAGGCAACCTGAGGACGTCTGTTCAGCATACGCTGAAAAGACGTGTTCAAGCGACGCCATTTGGTTTTGGACTTGATACTCAGAGTTTTTCTGATTATCAATGGTCCATCCTCGCGGCGCTGGGCTTGCTCAGCGGTGCGTCGTCCCTTCATCGCTTATAGTTGTATAATAACGATGGAGGCAACAGAACGCGGAAACGCGATCTGGTAACGGATTACACCTACCTGGTGTAGTTTAAGAAACAGTCTTATTGACTGTATAAACTGTTAGGTGATGCAATGGCATTCTCAGATCCACAATCAGTTACTATCGGTACGACCCCCGGAACAGTTTCTGTTCCGAGGACTGGCAGCGGTGTTGGCTCAGGAACTTTCCTGTCCAACGATACCACTGTTAAGCTCTCGATTGCGAATACCTATGGTAAGCGTACTCGACGAGTGGCTCGTATCGATTTCTCCAAAATTGCACCAGATCCTTTGATCAGTGCAAACAACATCAAGTACACCACTGCGGTGTATCTTGTTGCTGATCAGCCTCTCACTGGTTTCAGTGTGGCTGAAATGAAGGACATCATCACAGGTCTCACGACCTGGTTGACGGCCTCCTCTGGAGCTCACATTACCCAGCTTCTGGGTGGTGAGAACTGACGCTTCGTCACCCTCGAAAGAGCTTATGACGAAGTGAGGACATTGTGTGGGGCAGACTTCCTATGGATAATAGGAGTTTAAATCTGTCCCGCACTTTGATTATATTGAGAGCGCCAGCGCTAGGCACTAACATTACCATCTATTAAGGATGGATGTTATGAAAAGGCTGACGTCACTGCTACAGTATACTTTCACTGATGTGGAAGTATGGTGTCGCACAAGCACCCAGCGAGACTTAAAAGAAGTCTTGCTGCGTGTCGAACATGAGGGCGAGAGTTTTCTAACTCTCACCTTACCGAACTTTGGAAAAGACTTCGAAAAAAGTCTTGACCAAGGTTTTGTAGATCCATCTCTTTTTCTCGGTTTCGAGAGAAAGGGAGCTCTCCCCCTATTTTTAGGAGGTTTGCTCGATCATGTGTTCGACCGTGATACTGGTGTGCTGCTAGATATTCTAGGGCCATCCCCACTTAATACCTCGGAAGAGGTGGATGAGTGGGAGTGGTCTTTGAGTTGCATCAGAGCCATACGTCAACTAACGTTGATGTTTGGTAAACTGGACGAGGCGAGCTCGACAGCTCGTGAGCGTCGCGCAATTCTAGACTATCTAGTGTGTGAAGATGAGGTTAAACAGAACGATGCCCGATTTCTCGAATGGCTCCCTGCTGGAAAAGCAGGAAAGCTTTCGGAGATCGACATCAATCTTGTATGGACAGCTCTTCAGTACGATTTCCGAAAGGATTTCTACTGGAGCTATTCTGCCCATGCATTCCTCTGGGGCAACGGCTGATCGACTTAAGGGAAACCGTAAGTTTGATCGTATGCTGTGGACCCAGCGTTTGGAGAGCGTATTCCCGGAAGGGCAACACGTTTTTCCAAATTGGAGGTCTTATTTAGAGACCCCAGGAGTTCCTCATCTCGAACCCGGTGCAGAAGTGCCTACTCGGCTTACTCCTGTACCTAAAACAGCGAAAGGCCCTCGACTAATCGCGATTGAGCCTACCTGCATGCAATTTGTGCAGCAGGGGCTTCTTCACGCTATAGAGAGTGAGATTGGCAAGGATAACATCTTGACAACCTTAATCGGCTGGCATGACCAGACGCCTAATCAGCGTTTTGCCATGCTTGGTTCCCTTTCTGGGAAATTTGCTACCTTAGATCTTAAGGAAGCTTCCGATCGCCTTTCGTCTCAACTTGTCCGAATGATGACGAGCAACCACCCCCTCCTCGCGGAGGCAGTGGACGCTTGTCGTTCTAGGAAGGTTGACGTTCCTGGCCATGGCGTTTATCGCATAGCCAAGTTCGCGTCTATGGGTTCAGCGCTGACTTTTCCCTTTGAGAGTATGGCCTTTATGGCCATAATCTTTTCGGCGATTAGCCAGGCGCTCAGCACCCGCCCAACCCATAAGCTTCTTTCTACGCTTATAGGTCAGGTGCGCGTCTACGGGGATGATATTATTGTCCCCGTAGAATTTGTGCAATGCGTGATTGACGAGCTACAAACTTTTGGGTTTGTGGTCAATGTCAGAAAGTCTTTCTATACCGGAAGGTTTAGAGAGTCTTGCGGCAAGGAATACTACGGAGGTCACGATGTTTCCATTGTGAAACTCCGTCGTAGATTACCTACCTCACGCACTGAATGTTCAGAACTGATATCCGCTGTGTCCTTTCGCAATCAGCTTAAGCTGCTTGGGTTTGAGACGACAGTAGAGTACCTTGATAAAGAGATCAGTAAACTGATCCCGTTTCCCAAGGTACTTGATACCAGTCCTGTGTTAGGCAGAGTCGATAACGATGGCCTCTATGAGGTTCATCGTTGGGACTTGAATCTTCAGCGCCCCCTTGTTAGGGGTGTCGTTGATTCATCCAAACTTCCAGTCTCGCGACTGGACGGATGGTTTGCCTTGCACAAGTTCTTCATCAGTAACATGCGTAAGGACGAACTCTTAATCGAGTACGCACCTGCGAATGACTACAAACACAATTTGCC